TAGGCAGTTTGCCTCTTGTGTTCTCGTTGACAGTGACGACACACTTGATTCGATCTTTGCGTCAGACATGTCCATCGGTAGATACACAGCTCAAAGAGCTGGTATCGGCATTAACGCAGGACGCATCAGAGGAGTCAACGCAAAAATCAGAGGCGGAGAAGTAGCCCATACAGGAATTATCCCGTTTCTAAAGAAGTTTGAAGCAACAGTAAGATGTTGCACACAGAATGGTGTGCGTGGTGGTTCAGCTACTACACACTTCCCATTATGGCACCAAGAGATTGAAGACATCCTTGTACTTAAAAACAACAAAGGCACAGAAGACAATCGTGTACGTAAACTAGACTATTCAATTCAATTAAACAAGACTATGTATGAAAGACTACTTGCTGGTGAAGAAATAACTCTTTTCTCGCCACATGATGTTCCAGGATTATATGAAGCATACTTTGGTGATCCTAGTAAGTTCCAAGAACTTTATGAGTCGTATGAGCGTAAAACAAGCATCAAGAAAAAGAAAATTGACGCAATGGAATTGTTTTCAGCACTAATTAAAGAACGTGCAGAAACAGGACGTATCTATATAATGAATGTTGATCATGCCAACACTCATAGTTCTTTTAAGGATCCTATTTACATGAGTAATTTGTGCCAAGAAATTACACTACCCACAAAACCATTACAGCATATCGATGACGAGAATGGAGAAATTGCTCTGTGTATTCTCAGTGCAATTAATGTTGGTGTAATTAAAGAGCTAGATGATTTAGAAGATCTCTGTGATCTAGCAGTAAGAGCATTAGAAGAAATAATTGACTATCAACGCTATCCTATTAAGGCAGCAGAGATTAGCACAAAGGCAAGACGCTCGCTTGGTATTGGCTACATTGGACTAGCACACTATCTAGCAAAAAATAAGGTTTACTATGATGATGCAGGAGCCTGGAAACTAGTGCATGATTTATCAGAAGCGTTCCAATACTATTTGTTAAAAGCATCGAACAATCTTGCCATAGAGCGTGGTGCTTGTGAATATTTCAATCGCACTAAATACAGCGAGGGCATACTTCCTATTGATACATACAAAAAAGATATTGATAGCATTGTGGAGAATAAATTAAATTATGATTGGAAATCTTTACGAGCATCTATCAAGAAACACGGACTACGGCACTCAACATTGTCCGCACAAATGCCATCGGAGAGCTCAAGCGTTGTGTCAAATGCCACAAACGGAATTGAACCACCTAGAGGATACTTGTCCGTTAAGAAAAGCAAGAAGGGGCCTCTTAAGCAGATTGTTCCACAATATCAAAGCCTTAAACAATACTACACCTTGTTGTGGGACATGCCTAGCAACGAAGGTTATATCAAGATTGTAGCTATGATGCAAAAATTCTTTGATCAAGCTATCAGCGGCAACTGGAGTTACAATCCAACACAGTATGAAAACAATGAAGTGCCTATGAGTGTTATGATGCAGGATATGCTTAACACTTACAAATATGGATGGAAAACATCATATTATCAGAACACATATGATTATAAAACTGATGATGATGTTACAGATGAAAAAATACAAGAACCACAAGTAACACCAGTTCAGCAAGAAGTTTTGGACGAAGAAGCCTGTGATGCTTGTGCAATTTAATATTTGACATAAGTAGTAACTTGTGTTAAAGTAAGAAAGAGATTATAGAGGAATCAGAAAAATGGCTAAGACAGTATTCAATAGAGATAAAGTGGACTTCACAAAACAAAATATGTTCTTCGGAGCAGATCAAAATACCCAAAGATATGACGTATTTAAGTTCCCTGTGTTTGATAAATTAAATCAAACAATGCTTGGTTATTTTTGGAGACCAGAAGAAGTAAGTTTACAGAAAGACAGAGCAGACTTTCAAAACTTTCGTTCAGAACAAAAGCATATCTTTACTGCTAACCTAAAGTATCAAACACTGCTAGATAGTGTTCAAGGTCGTGGACCTTGTTTGGCTTTCTTACCACATGTATCACTGCCTGAGCTAGAAGGTTGTATTGTTACTTGGGATTTCTTTGAAACTATTCATAGTCGTTCATATACACATATTATGAAAAATGTATATGCAGACCCTGCCGAAGTGTTTGATACTATTTTAGATGACGAAAAGATTATTGAACGTGCTGTTAGTGTAACAAAAAATTATGATTCTTTTACAGAAGCAAGCGATTTATATTTCCATAAAGGCAAAGGTAGTTTAGCAGATGTTAAGAAAAAATTATTCCTAGCAATGATGAATGTAAACATTCTCGAAGGATTACGTTTCTACGTGTCATTTGCTTGTACATTTGGTTTTGGTGAATTAAAACTTATGGAAGGTTCAGCAAAGATTATTTCACTAATTGCTAGAGATGAAGCACAACATCTTGCACTTAGCACACACATTCTTAAAAATTGGATGCAGGGTAAAGACGATCCAGAGATGGCTAAGATTGCAAAGGACTGTGAAAAGGAAGTTTATGATATGTGGCGAACCTGTGTCGCTGAAGAAAAGGCTTGGGCAGAATACTTGTTTAAAGATGGATCAATGATTGGTTTAAATGCTACTTTGTTAAATCAATATGTTGAATATATTGCTAACAGACGTTTGAAAGCATTAGGATACAATGCTATTTTTGATGCTCCTGTTAACACAAATCCTCTGCCTTGGACACAACATTGGTTGTCAAGTTCAGGACTGCAAGTAGCACCACAAGAAACAGAGGTAGAGTCGTACATCATCGGCGGCATCAAACAAGACGTTGATAAAAACAAACTTAAAGGATTTAGTTTATGATAGAAATATGGGGGAAACCTATGTGTCCAAGTTGCTTAAAAGCAAAGCAGTTTTGTGAAACAAGAGGATACAAATATACTTACAAAGAACTGGACAAAGATTTTACCAGAGAACAGGTTTTTGAAACCTTTCCTGGTGCAAGAACTTTTCCGCAGATAAAAGTTTTTAGTAAAAATGTAGGAGGTTATGAACAGTTCATTTCCTATGTTGAAGATACAAACTATACAGGATCGGGGCATACATTATAATGTTAGTTGAAGTACCCTATAAAATAGGTGACACTGTAAGTGTTAAATTAAATTCAGGAGAAGAAGTAGTAGCTCGACTGGAAGAAGAAAGTGATACAAATATAACACTACACAAGCCTATGGTCCTTGTTGCAGGACAAAAAGGTCTCGGCCTGGCTCCTTTTATGTTTAGTGTAACACCTGATTCAAAATTTAACATTAGTAAAACAAGTTTTATTTGTATCCTTAAAACTGAAAAGGGACTAGCAAGTCAATATACAGAACAAACCACCGGGATAAAAATATAATGACGGTTCCTATTCACAGAGACACTGATGCTAGAGCTTGTGGTGCAACTACTACAGTTGCAGGACAAGGAAATGTATATGCAAACAATTTGTTAATTAGTGTTGACGGAGATCCTAACTCGCATGGCGCAGGAGCATTAAGTGCTGGTAGCAATAAAGTTTTCATAAACAACATTGCTGTGGTTAACCACACTCCTGATGGCGCGGCGCCAGATTCATTATGTCCACCATTAGCAGGCGCTCATTGTGCACCTGTAACAGCTCAAGGTAGTCCTGACGTATTTGTCGGCGATTAATGGTTGACAATACTACAAAACCATACTATAATATAAAATAATAAAGGAGAATGTTATGACATTACACGATCAAATCGTACAGGCCTTTAATAATTACATCGCTGAATCAGAGGCATTTGATTCAAAAGGTGTAAAGGCTGCAGCAACAAGAGCCCGCAAAGCTCTAGGCGATCTAGGTAAACTTACCAAAGAACGCAGAAAAGAAGTTCAAGAGAAAAAGAACGCAATGTAATGTGGGAGTTGTGGTGCAAGGCCATTGGCCATAAAGCATACAACGACGACAAAAAAGCAGACAGGGTAGCGATGATTAGGACTGCTTGGATAATCCTACACATCCTAACCTGTCTTGCTATTATTCTTAACGCTATACAAAACCACGGATTAGGTTTAATCTTTATCTACTAAATATAAAGTACGCATTTAAAGAGGAGTACTTATTATGATGTGGGTAGACTACACTATCAATCAAGCAGGTCCACACTTCAAAGTCTTAGGAGATTGGGAAGGTGAAGTTATGGGAGTTTCAAAAGACGGAACACCTAAAGACCATTTTCTATACAAACCCGGTGATGTTTTTATTGTAGACCAAAATGGCTGGCTATGTAAATCAGATCACCTGTCAGCTCTTATGATGAAGTATGAAGATTCAAAGGTTGACAAAGCCTAATTTCCATGTTATAAATACAGCGTAATTGTTGACAGCATCGTATGTCACAAGAGCAGGACCGGGGGGCGGTACCCCGCAGGTCCACCATAAGCACTCTATCCCAACCTGACGAGGGTGGATCGCAAGAACTAAACAGAGTGCTTATGATGGGCCTGAACTAGGATCGACTGGCTTGTTAAGGATGAAAGAGATTACCGATAAGGAACGATCGATACATAAGGAGACTTATGTTACACTGTCCAAAACTATAAATGCAAACGAAAACTTTGCACCTGAAGCGTTCACATCTTTAGACATGTCTATGGATCGTGAACTACTTGCAGCTTAATAACCTGCAACTTCGCGGCTTGGTCCACCGGGCAA